CAACGAGTACAAGGATAAGCTTGACATTGTTCGATAAGCCACAAAACACCGAGAGCGGATTTGCCACCACCGGCAGCACCACCGTATAATATTTCTTTTGTGATATTATCTTTAAGATAATAAACAGCGTGTTCTTGCTTAATTAATAGTTTCATTTGGTTTTATTCCACTACCTAAACTAATAACATTTGTAGTGATTTCACCGGAGTGTTCTGTTTGTATTCTGTCACTATATACTTTAGGTTTTAATTTAGAAAGTTCCCATTTCTTTGCATCTATTTTTAACCTTTGTAATTGAACCCATCCAGTATCTATTTTGCCAGTTATTGGATCTCTTTGAGGTTCTTCCATATAATCACTTTGAATGCTTTCAAATTTTGCTTCAATCCCTTCTTCTTTTGCATGTACGTATTGGTCGGAAAATTGTACATCTTCTTTTAACCATTCATTAAAAGTATCTCTATTTATAGTTTTTGATTTTTTAATTGCAGAGCGCAAAGATGCACCATTTTTAATTTCTAAAATGATACTATTAAAGATTTTAATCTTTTGTTCTTTGCTATATGCCATATCTTTTTTTTAAATACGTTAAACCTACTCTATTGCTAAAGTAGGTAAAGAGTAACTTTAATTTACTACTCCCGCTAATTTTTATTCATTAAGTTTCTAATCGCTATATTCTTTTTTATTTCATCATAAAGCTCACCATTGAACTCCAATATGAAATCAGTTCCATTTAAAACCAAACACATTGTTTCGCTGTCGATTACATAACAGCCATTCACATCAGAGATAACAAAATCAAAGTTTCTGTATTCCTGATCATGTTCTGTTTCTATTAAAACACGTGGCTGCTTCATATAACAAAGATATATAAAAAATAATTAGAAAAATGTTTGGTAGTTTATTATAAATAACTATATTTGCATATAATTATTAACTAAAAAATCAAAAATTATGACACCAAAAGAAATGATTAAAGCAGAGTACAAAAGAAGAACAGATTTAGTAGAAGACATTAACTTTAGAAAACAATGTGTAAAAATGGCTAAAGCTTTAGGAATAACAGCTGATGAATGGAATAAAGATAAAGTTCATATTATGCTAATATTCGCAGATAAATTTTGTCAATTAGAAAATCAAGCGGTGTAATATCCGCTTTTAAAACCAAAAATTATGAAAACATTTTTATCAAAACAGAAGTACCAAGTTTACGCAATCGGAGTTATTGCAGTATATTTTTTAACCCGATTTTTATATTAATTATTATGAGCATTAGAGCAAAACAAAAGTTCTATAACCAGGCGGTAACGCTTGGAATAGATTTAAAGGATTTGGATGTTGAGAAATTAGATTTTTCTAATCCGGTAAAACACAAAAGCAGTTTTAAGAAACGAGCTTCTGAAATAAAAGAAATGTATAACTATAAGTTTCCTGCTTATGTAGAGCCTCGCAGTTTTGATTTTGGATTGTTTAATATTGAATTTACAAGAAAATGACAAAAAAGGAATTAAAATTTTTACTCAAAACAGCATTTAAAGGATTTATATTTATTACTTTATTTACTATTTTATTCATCTTAATTTTTATAAAATGAAAAAGCTAATATTAGATTCAATAAAAGATTTTTGTAATGACAACTATAATTGGTTCGATTACTATATTAACTCCAAAGGCTTTGAAATTTACGATGAAGATTTTAATTGCATTGCTGTAGTTGATTTCGAGATTGAGGTTGAGGTGTATCGTAAGCCATGCACCGGCAATTATTTCAATCCACCCGAAACAGGTGAATGTGATTTTATACTTTACGAGATAACTGTGCAGGAAGTATATAACTCAAAAGGCAAATTATTGCCAAACTATAAAGTAAAACTACAAAACGAATTGGATAACGTAAAAGGAAAAATAATATGACAGCAGTTGAATGGTTAGAAGATTGCTTAACAGAGCAATATCCAAATGGTAAATTTGTTTGGAATACAAGAGCAGATATAGAAGCTTTATTTAGACAAGCCAAAGAAATGGAAAAGGAGCAGTTAGAATGCGCCTGGAACTCATCGGATCAAAACATGCGTTTTCAATTTAGTAGTTCGGCATATAAGCCAATTACATTTAAACAATGGTTAGAAAATTTTAAAGAAGAATAAACTATGAAAAAAGAAAAAAATTTAGGAGGCAGACCTAAAGCATTTATTGACGATGTGGCTGTTGTATTGCCAATATCAGTTCCAAGTAAAGAGCGTGAAAGATTGCGAATCAAATGGAACAAAGATTTGGATGAATTTAGAATTAAAAAATAAATTTGTTTATTAATTATAAATTACTATATTTGCAAACGAGTTGGTCAGAACTCGATAAACCGAAACATAACTATTTCCCTCTGACGATTTGTACTGACCTACATTTTGAAAGAGGGATTTTTATTTAAATTATTATGAAGACACTATTTGACAATTTAAAAGAAGAACACAAAGAACAATTAAAAGAAATGTTGCCGTTATACCCAAGCGCATACGCAGCACTAATTAAAACATTAGAAGAAAATTATTTGTATTCACATTTAACAGTATCGGAAGCATACAGCTTGTTAATGAATACCAGTAACAAAACTTTTAATATTATTAACCTTTCAGAACTATTTTATGAGTAATTTACCTAAAATTAATGATTTATATTCCGATAAACTTTCTATTCAAAAAGCGGATGTATTTGTAACTTTAATGAATCAGCACCCTAAACAAGAATGGGTAAAGGATCATCCTTTTATAAGAGGTTATAAATACTTACCTATTGAAAGGATTGAGTATTTATTAAAAACTATATTCAAGTCTTATAAGATTGAAATTACAGGCCAAGGCACATCGTTTAACGGTGTTTGGGTAACTGTTAGAATACATTATTTGCATCCGGTAAGTGGCGAATGGTTGTTTCATGATGGCATTGGTGCTTCGCAGTTACAAACTGCCAAAGGAACATCCCCTGCGGATTTAAACAATATCAATAATGGTGCTTTATCAATGGCCTATCCTGTTGCAAAGACAATAGCTATAAAAGATGCTGCGGATCATTTTGGTAAGCTATTCGGATCTGATTTAAACCGTAAGGATTTAATTAATTACGAATTAGATTTGACATTGATTGAATTAACACCGGAGCATCCTAATTGGAATAAGGTAAAAGAAGCTGTAAAAAGCGGTAATTATACGATTGAACAAATACGAACTAAATACAATTTATCAGATGAAAACGCAAAACAACTTATTTAAGGCACGAGCTTCGGCTTCAGGAAAGCTAATGACTGCTCCAAGAGCAAAGAGCGAAACATTATCAGAAACAACAAAGACTTATGTTTACGAATGGTTAAAAGAAAGCATTTACGGCATTCGTAAAAATATCAATAACAAATATTTATCTAAAGGATTATGGCTTGAAGATGAAGCTATTGATAAGACTATTGAATTATTAGATTTGTCCTTCGCTATTAAGAATGAGAAATTTTTTGAAGATGATTATTTTACAGGCACTCCGGATTTAATTGTTGATGGTGTTGTTTACGATACGAAATGCAGTTGGGATTGTTTTACTTTTCCATTATTTGATAATGATATACCAACTAAAGATTATTACTATCAATTACAGGTTTATATGCACCTTACAGGATGTAAAAAAGCATGTTTAGTTTATGTATTGCTTAACACTCCTGAAGAATTAACTTATGAAGAAAAACATAACTACGATGATATGGATGCGAAGTATAGAATTAAGCATTTTGAAATTGATTATAATGCAGAGGTTATTGAGCAATTACAAAATAAAGTTTTAGAAGTTAGAGAATTTATAAATAACATTAAATATTAGAAATTATGGCGGAAATTCAAGTAACGTTAAACGCACAAGCGTTGCGTAATTTAGTAACAAAAAGAAGTTACAAAAACAAAGATGGTCAGGATGTAGAAGTCCAGGAGATTAAATTTAAATTAGTTGAGGTTAAAGAAGCGAAAACTATATTTACTTCTGACAAATACAAGATTAACAAAACGCATTTCGCTTGTGTTATTCAAACAAAAGAGGAACGAGAGGCCAAAGCTGATACTATTTACATTGGCGAAGGATTTACAACCGTTTGGAACGCTGATAATGTACAAGTTCATCAGGCAGAGGTTATCAGTCCTAAACCTGTTGTTGAAGATGATTTACCATTTTAATATTATTAACAACCGCTGCGGTAGTAAATTAATTTTTGCTACCAAAAGCGGTTTAATTTAAACCTTATAAAAACTATTATATGAATTATAAAGAATTTATTGAAAACAAAAAACATTCAATAGGTAACTTTGGATTTAAAGCAAATTATATTCCGGATATAGCATTTGACTTTCAAAAGTTTGTTATTGAGAAAGCTATTTTAAAAGGCCGTAGTGCTGTCTTTTTAGATACAGGATTAGGTAAGACTTTAGTACAATTATCTTTAGCTAAAAACATTGTAAACCACACTAACAAAAAGGTTTTAATTTTGACTCCTTTAGCTGTTGCATTTCAGTTTATACTTGAAGCTGAAAAATTAGGTATTGATGATATCGAATATTCAAAAGATGGTAAGCATACTAAAAAAATAGTTGTTTGTAACTATGAGCGTTTGCACTACTTTAATGAAAAGGATTTTGAAGGTGTGATTTTAGATGAAAGCTCCATACTAAAAAATTTTGATGGAAAAATTAAACAAGAGGTTACGTCATTTGTTAAAAAAATACCTTTTAGATTTTTATCAACTGCTACACCTTCCCCTAATGATTTTATTGAATTAGGCACAAGTTCCGAAGCATTAGGATATATGGGTTATATGGATATGTTAGGTAAGTTCTTTAAAAATAATCAAAATAGTGTTGATAGTAATAATAGAAATATTGGAGAAAAATTTTATTTAAAACCTCACGCTGAAAAGGATTTTTTTGCTTGGGTAAATCAATGGTCTATTATGGCTAAAATGCCAAGTGATTTAGGATTTTCAAATGAACGTTACAACTTACCTGAATTGATTGTAAATAAACACGTAGTTGAAAATCAAAGTTTATTTGATGTTGATGGTCAAATGTCAATGTTTGTTCCTATTGCTAAATCTATGACAGAAGTAAGACACGAACAAAAGCAAACCGAAGAAAAAAGATGTGAAAAAGCTATTGAATTAGCAAAAGGCAAAACCTCTGTTTATTGGTGCAATACAAATAACGAAAGTAGTATTTTAAAAGCATCCGATAAAAATGCAGTTGAGATAATAGGAAGTCAAAGCATAGACAAAAAAGAAGAAATACTTTTAGCGTTTGCAAATGGCGAAATTGAAAGGCTAATAACCAAAGCAAAAATGACTTCTATGGGTTTGAATTGGCAACATTGTAATCATTCTGTATTTTTTCCAACATGGAGTTATGAGCAATATTACCAAGCTATAAGACGTTTTTGGCGTTTTGGACAAACAAAAAACGTAACTATTGATTTAGTTGTTTCAGATGGACAAACAAGGGTATTAGAAGCCTTACAGCAAAAAACAGAAAAAGCAATACAACTACATAAAAATTTAACTGAAAATGTTAATCGTTCATTTGAACACAAAGTAAAAGAATTTAACAAAGAAATAATAAAACCTAACTTTTTATAATTATGGAAAACAAAGTAAAAGACCAAGTAGTAACAGATCGTTACGCTATTTATAACAGCGATTGTATGTTAGTAATGCCAACACTTGAAAACGAAAGTATTGATTTAAGTGTTTATAGTCCACCTTTTGCAGGATTATACAACTATTCAAGTAGCGAAAATGATTTTAGTAACTGTGAAAGTAAAGAACAATTTTTAGATCAATATGAGTTTTTAGTAGCTGAAATTTCAAGAGTAACAAAATCAGGTCGTATAACTGCTGTACATTGTACTGATGTATTTGACAATACATGTCGACTTTGGGATTTTCCAAATGAAATAATTAGAATACATACTAAATATGGTTTTGAATATCGTAATCGTATTACAATTTGGAAAGAGCCATTAAAAGTTCGTATGCGTACGATGGTGCAAAGTTTAATGCATAAATTTATAGTTGAGGATAGTACAAAATGTTTTACTGCTATGCCTGATTATGTTTTGGTATTTACAAAAAAAGGCGAAAATAAAGTGCCAGTAACTCACCCTTTTGGAATTAATCATTATGCCGGTGAAATACCAATTTTACCAAATATTTTAAGAGCTTGGAATAATGCAAATAATTCTGATTTAAATGAAGTAGAACTTTGGGATTATCTTAATAATCATAATGAGGATGATAAAATAACAAAACTAAATCATTATATATGGCAAAGATATGCTTCGAGTGTTTGGGATGATATTAGAATTGATAATGTTTTACCTTTTAAAGATAGCAAAGAAGATGATGACGAAAAACATGTACATCCTTTGCAATTAGATGTAATTGATAGAATTGTTGAATTATATTCAAATCCTAATGAGGTTGTTTTAACACCTTTTATGGGTGTAGGTAGTGAAGTCTTTAGTCCTGTTTCAATGGGAAGAAAAGCAATAGGTATAGAATTAAAAGATAGTTATTTTAAACAAGCTAAATTGAATTTACAAGAAGCTACAAAAAGATTTAAAGAAACTATAAAACAAGAAACTTTATTTTAGCGATATGAATAAAGAAAACAAAGCACGTTATACCAAACTATTTATTCATGATAAACTAACACGTTATCCATCGTTTATAGGTCGTGAAAATGCCATTCCGCCCCCTAATTTAAAAGAAGCCGGAGCTAATGATTTAACTCGATTAGTAATTGACTTTTTAAACATGAGTAATTGCCAAGCGGAGCGTATTAGTTCACAAGGTCAATATAGGGATGGTAAAAAACAAGTTACTGATGTAATAGGTCGAGTTCGTACTATTGGAAGCGGAGTTTGGACTCCCGGAACAAGCACAAAAGGAACTGCGGATATTTCAGCAACTATCAAAGGTCGTTCAGTTAAAATTGAGATTAAATGGGCAAAAGATAGGCAGTCTGATGCACAAAAGGAATATCAATTATCAATAGAAAAATCATTAGGAATATACATTATAGTTAAAACTTTTGATGATTTTATAGAATGGTTTGATAAATTTTATTAGATTTGTAATTGTATTAATGGTGGAGCATTATTACAAATGAAAGCATTTTAACAGTCCTATCAGGGCGGTACTCCACTACCAAACTGATAGGATTTTTTATATAAATTATGTATTACTTAAAACTTCTCGATAAATTCTCACTGCTTACAGTTGGAGATGACAAAATACCTAACTTCGGATGGAAGAAGTTACAAACTCAAAAGCTAACTAAAGAACAATTCTTAATTAACTATCAATATTCAGGCGGTAAAACTTTTACTGATTCGGATGGTGTTATAACAGAAATAAAAGGAACTAAAAACGTTGGTATAATTACAGGTTTTGAAGATTTAGAAGTTATTGATATTGATTTAAAAGTATTTTCAACTGCAAAAGAAAAAACAGACTTTTGGAATGAATATTTAGGTTACTTAAAAGATAATATTTTAGACTTTGAAGATAAGTTTGTTATTTACAAAACAATGAATGACGGTTATCATATATTGTACAAGTCAAAAAGAGTTGATAAAAACACAAAGATAGCCAAGTTAAAAGGCCATACTGAAGCTATTATAGAAACAAGAGGCAAATTTGGTTATGTTTTCATTTATGAGAATAACAAAGTATCTAAAAATGATTATTTAGGAATTACTTATATTTCAGATTCAGACAGGGAAATACTTTGGAGCTTTTCTAAAATGTATAATTATATTGATGAAAAACCTATTGAGCCAAAAAAAGATAATAAAGTTTATGATATAGATCAGTTAACTCCTTGGGAAGATTATAATCAGAAAACATCAATTTTAGACCTTATAAGCGATAGTTTTACAATAGTAGGTAATCATTCAAAAAAATATGTTATTAAGCGTAATGGTGCTACTTCTCCACATTCCGGATATGTTTTTAAAGATAATGGATTTATGTATTTGCATTCAACAGGTTCTATGTATGATGCAGAAAAAATATACACTCCTTTTTTAGTCTATTGTAAAAAATATCATGGTGATGATTTTAAGGCAGCAGCTTCAGATTTGTATAAACAAGGTTACGGATCACGTTTTGTTAAAGAAATTGTGCCGATTGTTTCTGAAAAAATAAAATCTATTGAATTTCCTTTACAGATATTTCCGGATGTAGTTGAAAAATATATTTTGCATTGTAAAGAACGTTTGATGCTAAACGAGGATTTTATGTCAGGTGCTTTGCTTTGGATGACTTCTATATTAATTGGTAACTCTTTAAAAATTGAAGCTAAAAAAGGATGGTTAGAAAGTCCTATTTTATTTATTGCTTTAGTTGGTCGTGCCGGATTAGGTAAAACTCCAAGTACAAAACCAATTATTGCACCAATAAAAAAAATTAATCAAAAAAAGATTGAAGATTATTTAAATAAATATAAAGAATATGAGCGTTATATTGAAGCTACAAAAAAAGAACAGGCAGGTTTAGTGCCAATAGATAAGCCAAGAAAAAAACAAATACTTGCTGAAGATACTACTATTGAAGCATTAATAAACTTACATAACGAAAGCAATAAATCAATCGGAGTTTTTAAAGATGAACTTGATGGATGGTTTAAGGATATGAACAAATATAGAGATGGATCTGATAAACAGAAATGGCTATCTATTTGGAGCAATGAAAGTATAATAGTTAATAGAGTATCCAGACCTGATTTGTATATTGCTTCACCTTTTATTTCTGTTATGGGAGGTATTCAGCCAACTATATTAGATGAGCAGTTTACTACTGAAAATATAGCAAATGGTTTTATTGATAGGTTTTTATTTTGTTATCCTGAAAAAATAATTTTTGAGCAATTTTCATTAACTGATTTAGAAGAACATATTTCTGAATGGTGGAGCGATAGCATTATTAAAATAAGCGATAGCGTAGCACAGTTTATAAAAAAAGATGAAAACGATAACATTATACCATTTATTTGTAAAATGTCAACAGATGGCTTTAAAACGTGGATTTTGATATTTAATACTTATTCTTCAATACAAAATTCAGATGATGAAATAGAAAGCAATAAAAGCATGATTGCAAAAATTAAAGTTTATATACCTCGTTTTGCTTTAATTATACATTTTTTGGATTGCATGTTTTATTCAAAAGATATTCGAGAAACTTATGTTAGTAAAGAAACTATTTTAAAAGCTGATTTATTAGCTCAATATTTTATTAATCAATTTAAAAAAATAAAAATAGATAGTGCTGAAACATCAAAGATAAAATCTAATATTTCAACTGCTACTGATAATGAAAGTTTTGTTAAAAAATGTTATGAAGAAAACCCAGACTTTAACCGTACAAAGATTGCTGAATTATTAGGCATTTCTCGTCAAACTATTTACAAATATTTAAAAAAGTAAGAATTTTAGTGTAAACTTTAGGTTTACAGTAGTTTACACTATGTTTACAGTTGTAAAGCCTTGATTTTATTGTTACTCACAAGGTTTTTATAGTTAGTGTAAACTGTAAACCCCTAAAAAACAAAAAAAATAAATTTCTAAAAAATAAAAAAATAAATATTTTTATGCAGGTTTACAGTTTACAGTTTACACTTGTTTAAAAAGTCAATAAAATAAAGGGTTAAGACAATATTAATACTGTAAACTTAGTTTACACTGGTTTACACTAAAACAAAAAAATATGATACAAATTGACAATCCATTTGAAAAAAAGAAAAAAAAAATAATTGAAGAAAAAAACTGGAGTTTTCCATTTAAATTTTACATGAGTAAAAATAAAAAACCTTTTAGATTATCCGGTATTGAATTAACAGACTCCGGATATTTAACAACAATTTTTTGGCTTGATGAAGAAAAATACGAAACATTCCCTTTTGAAAAAATAGAACCTTATTTAATATAAAAATATGATTTATACAGTTAGAAATATAGCAGAGTTTTGCGATGTAGATTTTGGATTTATAAGACGAATAATTGACTCCAATGAATTAAGACCTAAACTTATTTGCGGAAATGCAAACGAAAAAAAAGGATATAGCTTTTATCAGTTATTTATTATACAGTCTTTTTTAGAGCAGCTATCTCAAAACAATTTACATTTTGATTTTGAGAATGAAGAGATTTATACAATTTATGAAAGCAAACTAAATTTTGAATTATGAATATTCACGAAAGAATTACCGAAATTAATAGCACTTTACTGCAACTTAATTACAAGGACCAGGAGATATTATCCTTTTGGGATGAGTGTATAAAAATTGCTAAAGATAAACAGCAAATATTTACTGATGAATTTAAGATTTCTATAAACGGCAAACGATTAGCTGACAAATTAAATGAAAGCTTCGGTTTACAATTATTGCCAAAAATCAAAAGAAATATTAAGAAGGATATTAAATTTTTAATGTTGGATCAGTCAGGCAAAGTATATGAGTTTAAAGGAATTGTTTTAGACTTTTTAGATAATGATGTTACTATTGAATTAAATGACTCAACCTTTAGCCTTTATTAATATGAATCAGCACAAAATGTATAGATGCATAAGGCTTATGCAATTCCTCCAGGACAAGCCAAGAAATATGTACACAATAGAAAGATATTTGGGCGTAAGTAATAGAACAGTTTACCGGTATCTAAAACTTTACGAAGCACTTGGATATATTGTAAAAAAAGACAAATTTAATAAAGTTGAACTACTAAAACCATAACTATGAATTACCTATTATCAAAAGATCATTTTCTTGCTTATGAACAGACTAAAGAAGATTATAAAAATTTAATTTGCCATTATGCAGATTTTAAACTTTATCGCAAAGGAACTGCACAACATGATAAGGCAAAGCAGAACTGCCATAAATATCTATTATCAATTATTAAAAATAAGAAGATATTGAAAATTGATTCTACTGCTGATGAAACTATGTTGGATGAATTGTAAAAAAAAAGGTGGATGCTTGGCATCCACCTATTTCAACCTTAAACCAAATTATTATGAAGCTTCAAATTTAAACAAAAAAGTTTAATTTATCTTTATATTTTTTGTATAAAATATAAACCGGTATTAAAAGTAAAAACCAAAGCAACCACCAATAAGACTCTTTTCGCTCTGTTTGTTTTACTTCTATTATTCTGTTGGATTTAATCACCTTTAAATCGCTTTTTTGTGCTTTGTGTTGAAATTTTACATCTTTTGCAATACTTATATTGTTTTTCTTTTTTGAACGCTTTATTTTAGCGTTTTTGTACGTTATTCCATTTATAACCATAGGAATTGTATCAGATACCGGACAAATCTCTATTTCATCAGTTGTTGATGTATCAACTATTTTAGTGTTATCTGTTAGTTTAGTTTCTGTTTTGACTTCCGTTTTTATTTCTGTCTTCTCCGTTTCTTTGATTTCTGACTTTGCCACCTTTCGTGATCCGCAAGAGGTCAAAAATATAGCGCCTAATAAAGCCAATACAATGGCTATTAGTAAAATATTATTTCCGTTGTTGTTTTCTGTTGTAGTCATTCGTTATCTTCTATTATTTGGTTAATTAAATCTTGGCTATAACCGCAAAACATAAGCATGATTTTTAATTTCGGTATAAGTTCCCAGATTGTATTATCGTTGTGTAAATCCAATACAAGTGATTCTCCGTTTGTTTCTACTGTTATTTTCATTCTCGTCTCTAATTTAGTGTATATTTGGGACTAAATGTCAAGTATAATGTGCTATAAACTTGACAAATATTGTCTAAATGTTGCTTATATTATACATTTTGTATAATTTTTAATGTTTTTGTATAGTATAATATACATTTTACATTACTTTTTATGTCTATTTAAACCCTATTTTTTAAGGTCTATCTTTAAACGATTAGTAAGTTATAAGTTACGCATCTTGTACGCATTTTGGATAAGTACAATATTTTAAATTACATATTTCACCCTCTTTTTTAACTCCATTCTGTTTGCACTTGTTTGAGTCTTTGTCATTAGGCCAAAACATATCGCAATTATCAGCATCATCTTCACGATTGAAAGATCCGTAAGTTTGATAAACTAAACTTGCCGGAGCAGTATACCTATAACAATATTCTTTACTTGGACATAAAGCATCATTACATTTTGCTAAATCAGCCATTTTTTTGTTTTATTAATTCTCTATAAATAGTATTTGTTTTCTCGCAATTTTGTCCTCTTAAATATTGACGAAGCATTTTATTCGCTACTTTCTCAATTCGCGAATCAAGATCAGGCACAACTTTCTTTTCCATTACACAATTTTATAATCGATTATTCTAATATTCTTTAATTCGTAATTACCATCACTTGCTACCTTAACGTGAGCAAATCCATGATTGTAATTATTATAAGGCGCATATTCAGGCTCTAAACCACATAGACATCCTGTTGACCAGGTTGTTGTAACTTCACCGCTTAAAGTCTTTTCTGTATGCTCTGAAGTTCTATGATGATGACCTACGATTGCGCTCTCTTTAGCTTTCATAAACAAACCTCTTGCAGGATTAACAGGCGGTGCAAATCCACCAAACCATTCGTGTCCATGAAGTATTGGAAGCCTTCCTGCCATTGCCATTTGCTTATCTTTAACCAATGTAACACCAAACTCCCTAAATCTTAAAAGTTGTTCAAGTTTAAAATCATCAATCCCCAATAACTCGGGAGCTTTAATCATTAAATAATCCTCATATCTTTTTTCGTGATTTCCAATTTTATAATAGATAGGGCATTTAAATAAATCTTGCATCATTTTTAAAAAGCCTCTCACCATTTCTAACTCGCCCGCCATATCTCTCAATCGTCTGTCTTTTGTAAATCGACTGCATTGGTAAAAATCAGCAATATCACCATTTAAATAGATTGTATTGACTTTATTTTCTAAACCATAATTTATTGCCAATTCAAGAGCTTTATTGTCTTGATATGGGAAATGAATGTCACTTAAAATTAAAATATTATTTTGGCCTTTTGGAATTATAAAAGCTTCGCACTTTTCATAATCGCTTTCCGGTAAATCAATTATTCTGCTCATAGATTGTTTTTTTTGATTTTCAGTACGCACTCCCGCTTGGGAAATGGGCGAACTATTTTTACCATTTTCGCCTCTATATCTTCTGACATTTGTTCGAACACTATCAAATGAATTAAAGTCTAATTTATGTTGATCATAAATCATTCTCGCAATAGCCATTGTTGTTGCATTTGGGAACTGATTTATAAAAGACAATACAATATTTTTTTTGTAAGTTGCAGCGTTTTGATTCCCTTTTAGGCTCATAAGTTTATAGTTTGGTTGTTCAAACCTACAAAAAAAGTATTGAATAACAATACTTTAAGGTAAAAAATATAAATCAGCTTCTTCGATTCTTCTGTTGGTTAAGCCATTTATAACTTTACCATTTGCTTTATTCCATTTTAAAAACTCCGCTTTTATCGTTAAATCATTTGGATTTTTATTTACTTTTTTTAATAAAGTAGATATAGCAAAATTTCCAGTTCCAACATTATAAGCAAATGAAACTAAAGCGTTAAATTGATTTTGATTTATATTTGAAATAACTAATGTATCTACTCTTTTAGCAAATCTATTAGCTATTTCTTTAAACATTTCAAATGCTTCCTGTTTAGTAATATCTTTATCTAATAAAGTTACACGTTTACCATCAGGATAGTAAGTATTTCCGTAACCTATGGTAGGAATTTTAGCAGGACACAAATAAGGTTTTAATCTTAATCCTTCGTGTTTAGTTATAAATAGATAACCTTTATTATTCAGTATCATTTTTTTTATTTTTTTCCATTAACCACCATCTCCTCGCAGTATAACCTGCAGCCAATAATAATGATAAAATCTTCAATCCTAATTCTACATTAGAGAAACTGAAACTAATTAAAAAACCGTTTACAATTAAAACCTTTATATCATGTGCATTATTCATTATTATGTTTTTAATTTTGCGACAATATCAGTAAAACCTTGAATTCCTATATAAGCAGTCGCAACAATTACCCAATCACTTGATGTTATATTACTAAAAAATAAACCTACACAAGCCACAAAAAAAACTAATAGCTTTCTGCTAATCCATTTGTTTAATAATTTGTCTAAAGTTTCTTTGCTCATTTTTATATTTGTATCGCTTCGGCTTGTTGGAATATCTCGTCAACTTGGTCGTCTGTCATTTGTGTTACTGACTGTATGAATAAAACAGTTTGACTATATCTTTCTACTGTTGTGCCATAATTCCAAACATTTTTAGCTGCAGTTTTATTTGGTTCAGGTAATTGGTCTAATGCACTCTCTATTGTAGCTATTAAATTCATTAAATTTAAAATAGTTCTCAATCTCCACAATTGTACCTCTGCCGGAGTTTTGTCCTTAAACGCTTGTTCTATTTCAGCAGGTGTTGCTCCTTCGTAAAACTCTCTTGTATCAAAATTAAAATAAGGTTTTACCATTTCAACTTCTAAAAGTTCATCAATTAAAACTTCAGTTTCTAAACATTCATCATTTAAAGTAACTCCTACAACTTGATTTGTTGCTATTTCTATTATTGTTTTCATTAATTTGTAATATTTGCTAAAGTTAAAGTCACACTATCACTTGATGTAGCTAATTGTAAAGTAAAAAATACATAAAGTGTATTTGCAGTATTATAAGTCGTGTTAACTGGACTAAAAGAGTTAACTCCAAAATCAGTAAATGAGTTTTGTGTTGGAAATGCAATTAAATTACCACCTTGTAAAGTAAATGTTCTGATGCCGGTTCCTTGAAATAATGCAGTTGTTAATGTATTTTGAGCTATTAAAGTAGCACCCGTTAAAGTATTTGAAGTATTAATTTTTAGTCTAAATGTAGCTGCACTTACTCCACCACTTGGCCTTGTTAATTGCCAAATAACTTTCATTACATCACTACTGTTAAAAGTACCACCAGCAATAGTTGCAGTTGCTATAATAGTTTCAGCAGTTGTACCGGTGTGAGCAGTTTGTGAAGTTTGAACAAATCTATAAGGTGTATATCCTAAAATTGTACCAAGTGATTTATTTTTCCATAAATCAGTTGAACTTTCATAAGTTAAAACTTGATTGTTAGTTGGCGCATTAGTTATTAAGTCAATGTCATGTATCTCCGATAATTCAAAACCGTTTTGAATACGAACATACATTCTACCTGCGCTACCATTTGAAGCTGTTGTAACAACTCCCAAATAAACTAAATGATTAGGCGCATAAGGTTTAACATTTGTAATTGTGCCTGCTGTAGCTCCAAGGTATACAGGATCTCCATCGTTCCAAGTTGATGTTGGAAGGATACTTAACCCATCCAATAACCCTTGCATCATTATTAATCCCTTTTGATTAGCTCCAATGGATGTCGATAATACTAATCCAACTGTTTGAGCTGAAGTAGCATCAGTTGTATTATTTGCTCTTTTTACAGTCATTCTGTCTCCTGTTCCACTAAAAGCATAAACAGGCATTCCTTTAGTTAAAGTAACAGAGTCATCATTTGTAACATAGGCAAATAAACTATTTGGAGCAGTTCCAATTACTTGAAAGTGATTATTTGTTGAATTATATACACAAAGCATTTCCCCTCCATTAATAATATCACCACCTATTAAAGCTCCATCATTATTTCTATATAAAGGTATTGCGCCAAGTGAATTTATATTTAGTGTTGCACTCGTAGTATTTCCATTTGTAAACCTAATTAAATAGGCATCAGCATCGTTATAAGCAGCAACACCTGTAATTGTTGCAGTATAGGTGTCTGTTCCGGATGCTGTTGCGTGAGGTATTCCGCTTGATCCTGATGGAATATCAGAAAGTAAAGCCATTGTACCGCTTAATCCTCTAATTAAAACTTCTTGGTCTGTAACTGATGTATTTTCAAATCTTAAAATAGTATTTCCACCATCATCTAAATCTTCAAAAAGCATTAAATTAGCCTGTAAACTAAATGAGTTTTCACTATCCTTAACTATTATCTTATTTGTAGTTTCATTTCCTTCATCAGTTACTTCTTGAAGTGTTGGAGTAGTAATATCAGAAGTTAAAGCTATTGTTCCATCAGCATCTTGAAAAGTTTGTACTTTATTTGTGCCAACTATTGAAGTTGGATAGTTAATTTGTAAATTTTTAGTTGTGGTTTCATCAACATGGTATATACTATTAGATTTATAATTAGTTTGACTAACATCTCCATTTACTAATAAACCATCACTATTTATAGAAGCACCTTCAGTAGGTGCAATAATATTTGTAACACTTACACTATCATCACCTAATGTTATAATAGATAAATCCCCTGTTATTGTATTACCCTCATCAGTTACCTCTTGAAGTGTTGGAGTAGCACCTCCAGTTGAATTTATTACCGGATTTAAAGGATCAGTATTATCAACTGCGCTACCTGTTACACTTTGAACTGTTCCGCTTAATGGATTTATAGGAATTTCAACAGCCAACTCCCAATGGTCAGTTAATGACATAACAGCGTTTAAATTCTCGGTGCAAATAACATCGGGATATCCATTAATATTTAAATAAGTTCCTGCACCACATAAAAAGAAACTTGGTAATTCGGGAACATCCGGCAACTGTTGCCCATCGGTAACTGATATCGCAATATAACCAACACCACCACTCACACCAATAGCAGTAGCAACTAAATCAACTAACTCTTGTATTGTAGCTGATTTCAAATCAGTTCCTACAGTATGTGGAAATAAATTTGTTAAACTTAACGTTTCATCAGGAAGTTGGTCAACTCTAATCGTTGTAATTAATTCGGGATTTATTGCCATATTTTTATAATTTCATTATTTTTAACAATACCATGTAAGGTTGCATATTTTTATTAATTCCACTAACTCCTTCGATAGCTGTATAACCTGCGGGATTTGATTGTATACCATTTGGCTCTCCATTACCTGTTATAATATAAAGTCCAGGATCTCCATTGTCTCGGTTTGATCCGCCTACAAATAAACCTTGATGAGAATGTTCAACTACAACTGCATTTTTACTACCTCCAATGGCTTTAATAACATTATAATTATTTCCATAACCAATGCTTACTAAACCATCTAAATTTGGAGTTCCATTTTGACCATTACAAATAGCATAACCTTCGCATAAATCAACACCTAATCCTGTTTCATCAAAATTGTCATCAATATAACCTTGCGTAACCCATAAATCTTTAATTTCAAATTGGAAAGCGTTAGCGTTTATATTGACAAAATCAACTAAATCTTGACCATCTATTTGTTGTAAATCAGTTCCATTTTCAACTGCTATTTTAGATGTTAATTCTATTGTCCCTGTTGGTAACTCACCAACACGAATTGTGGTTATTTCTGATGGATTTATTGCCATTATTCTGTTGTTTTAATTATATAATTTGCATCTGTATTTGTTGTCAGTATTACATCCGGATCACCATCATTTAATACAAATTCACCTAAACCTCTTGTTTGTGGAACACCATAACCAACCATTGAACCGCTAAAAGTTAAAAAGTCATCAACTGCCGAAGCTTCCGAAATTTCAGTAATATAGCATTTACCATAATCAACTGTTGGGAATAAAGTGCCTTGTATCTTCCAATCCAATAATATTTTTGAACGCTTTAATAATTTTAGCTTATCGTAAGATGCAACCGTAAAAGTTCCACCTGCAACAGCTGAATTGATTTGTATTCCTTCAAATGAAATACTATACCCCTGCATCATTGGTCTTGAAGTATTCCATCCGTTATTATCTCTTGTAGTTGTAGATAGCATTTCGGCATTTTCAGAAAGCGAATTACTTGTTAAACAGCCAATTGGTAACCAGTTCCCTTGTTGTTTAATATACAAAATCCTATCGTTGCCATTGTAGAAATCCATTAAAAGTAGTTTTAATTACTACAAATGTAGTAAAAAATATTCTTTGTTTATAATCATTCTAAATAAATTTTATTACATTTGTACATATAAACAATACCAATGGTAAAAAATAGAATCGCTTTAGCTTGGGATGTATTAACAGGTGCAAATAAAAACCTATTTAACGAAAGCATTTATAGATTAGTCGGAGGCCTTACTTCCACATATAACACTACTTTAGAAACTTTAATAACAAAAGGTTATGGAGAGAATCCTGATGTTAATGCAATAGTAAATCAACAAGCCTCGAAAACAACATCAGTTCCTTATTGCGTTAAAAAAATAGATGATAAAGAGGCTTATAAAAAGTTAAAAAAATATCCTAACAATCCAACGTTTCAACAGAAGTTAGCAATTAACAAACTTAAACGCAAAGCATACGAAACTGATACCGAGTTGCCAATGCCATTAGAACGGCCTAATGTTAACCAAACTTGGAACGATATATTTTTCCTTTATAAAGTTTATCTAAAAGTTTGCGGTAATGTTTATTTATATAAGCAAACAATTAGAGAAGGAGTAAACGCAGGGAATCCATTGCAACTTTATATCCTTCCTTCCCATTGGATGCAAATAGTCTTAAAACCAAATGCGGCTTTAATGAGTATTGAAAATCCAATTGATTATTATATTATGCAACAAGGTAATCAATTAATAAGGTTTGAAGCTGCTGACATAATCCACATTAAACGATCCAATCCTTTTTATAATCAGAGTGGGACACACCTTTACGGTTATAGCGAATTAATGGCCGCTATTAGAAATATAAATAGTTCTAATAATGGAATTGATAACAATTCTAAAACAATGCTTAACAGCGGAGTTTATGGATTTATTCACGCTGGTGATGGAGCAACACCATTAACAGCAGAGCAAGGCCAATCTTTAAAGGAAAGGCTTGTTGAAATGGATAATGATAGTACAAGACTTTCAAACATTGCAGGAGCCAGTGCAAAATTAGGATTTACACGTATTTCACTTACTACCGATGAACTTAAGCCTTTTGACTATTTAAGTTATGACAGACGTACTTTAGCAAACTGCCTTAATTGGAATGTTGATTTATTAAACGAAGAAAAAAACGGAAGCGGTTTTGGTGTTGATACCATGAACGAAGCACGTAAACGAGTTGTAACTGATAATATTAAACCCGATTTAGATTTGTTAGCGGAATATTTAAATCTTGAATTTATACAAAAGTTTAAAGGTTATGAAGATGCCGAGATTGAATGGGATATTTCAGAACTACCTGAAATGCAAACAGACATGGAAACAATGTCTAAATGGGTTAACTCTGTTCCTTTAACATTAAACGAGAGAAGAGAAGTTTTTAACTACGAAGAAATTGACGATGAAATGATGAATGAAATTTATATCCCTACCGGAATAGTCAATTTAAACGATCCAACTCTTAATACGTTAATGGATGGACAAACTACGATTTAGACAAGAAGTTCAAGCCTATCGAATAGTTAGAAGAAATGTTATTAAAATAGTTAATGCTATTCCTTTTAACAATATGTCTAAAGTAACTTATGAAGCTTTAATTAATTCAAACGTTACCGAAAAACAAATAAAGGATATGTATAAAGAGATTTATACTACTTTAGGCAATCCACAATACAAACGTATTAAAAGAAGCATTAAAGTTATTGAATTAGACTTTGAGACAATTATTGCTAATTGGATTAATTCTAATATGGGTTTGCGTATTGTTTCAGTACATCAAACTTTAATTGAAAGTATTATTGCCGTTATTGCTAAAGGATATGAAGATAATATTTCAGTTGCCGATATAACAAGAAATCTACAAAATAAATTCGGATGGTATAAATACCAAGCTTTACGAATAGCACGAACTGAAACTACAACCGCAACTAATTTTGCTACTGTTGTAGCTGCACAAAACTCCGATTTTGTATTAGAGAAAACTTGGATTAGCATACAAGATAACAGGACCAGGAGACCGCCTAAATCTGTTTATGACCATTTAGACATGAATGGTGTTAAAGTTGATATTAATCAGCCATTTTTCACAAGTGGTGAATATATAATGTATCCTGGTGATCCAAATGCAAAGGCAGGAAATGTAATTAACTGCCGATGCAAAGTGGTGTTTACTGTTAAAGAAGATGAAAACGGATTACCAATAAGAAAAACTATCCTTTAATAGTTGGCTTAACTGTATTATTTCCATAATCAGGACTTACTGTATATTGAATATCTGATAAATCAGTATTATAAAATTGTAATAATTTTATTTTAGTTATATTATTTTTATAATCATAATCCCATTCAATAGGCATAAATAATCCAACTATATTGTCAATAGTAACTACTGACAAATAAGGAATATATCCATAAACATCGCCAGTAAATACTTTAATAGGATTTGATTGAATCCTTAAATCATCCATAGCTGAAATACCTAATAATGGTAAATTTTCAAACTTATTTTTTCGTGACCATAATGTTGTTAAAGTGATTAAATCATCTTTATATATAGAACCAATCAAAGAAGCTATTCCATCACCATTAAATACTTTTTGATTTTCTTTTGTTATTGAGCTTGGAGGTATTAAACGAGTAACTGTGTGAAATTCTCCAACCAATCCTTGTGTTTCTAAAATATTACTTAATATATCAATAGAAGTATAACCTGCAAAATAATAGCCGCCATAATTTTCACTTGTATCTGTTATATTACATATTATTATTTCAAAAACGCAATCATTAATTAATGGTGGTGTTGTTAATTTGAAAGATGCAAAAACTTGTCCGTTTTGATTTTGTTCTTGGTTATTAAATGGAATACTAAATGAATAAAATGTATCATAATTAACCCAATAATTTTCTTGATGTAAATAATATCCATCATCTGTTTTTATTTTAATTTTATAAACAAAACTACCATTTAACCAACTTGCAAACAAATTCATTTTTAAATCATAAGTTTCCCCTAATTTACCATTTATAGCATTTGAAGTTATTAATTCATAAGTTCCATTTATAGGGCGTAGTGAAAAACGAGGAACATAAGAATTAGTTAAAGGATATAAAATTATATTTGGAGGTGTTGATGGTGCTGTTGTCCAGTTATAAAAAACTGGATCTTCTTGCCATTCCATTACCGGAATAGTTGTATCAAAATTAAAAGTAGGATTAGTTATTAAACCAGTTACTAATCCATATTGATAATTTAATCGATATGCTGATATTGCTCCTTTTACTTCGATTTGTTGATTTGCACCTGCATGATGAGGATAAAATCCATTAATTTGACTTCCTAAAACTGCATTTAAATTCTTTGTAAAAACAGCATCAGTTGTTTGATTAATAAATTCAGTATAACCGTTTAACTCTAAATCGTTAGGTCTATATATCCACCATTGGCCATCTTGTTGAGTTATAACTGCTGAAAATAAATTTAACATCGAAGTTAACACCTCGTTGCAATCCATTATAACAATATCGTTTTTATCTTTTATAAAACGATCTGAATTAACATAAATATCTTTTAAAATATTTGTTCCTGTATAATCAACATATTCAACGTAAACGCTTGTATTTATATCTAAAGACAAACGTGTTCTGTCTAAACAACCTTTAATAACATCATAAACGGAAAGTTTACCTGTAAAAGGTAATCCATTAGTTTGAACAAAAGATAAGTCTTTTAAAGCACCTAAAACATCATTGCTTTCTATATTAACATACCAAACATCATTAACAAAACTTTGTTGGCATCCATCGGGTTTAATATATCCTTCAAATATAATTTGACTGCCTTTTAATAGTTCAGTTTTATAGGTAAACTCATCTTCAAGTAAAAACTCATCAAAGGTTAATGTTTGGTTTGCTTCTAAAGACAAGTCTAATCCTGTACCTCTAATCTGATCCAATATGCTATCAACATTTGATTTTTTTAGTATAAATGTTCCATATATTTCAGATGCAGTACCTTGATAATTGCTTTTATAAATATTTAATGTATAATCATCAAAATATAAATAATACTTTAAATTACTTCCAAAAGGCTCTACATCTTCAGTAGTTATTGTAATGTTTTCGTTTAAATCTTCACCAATGGTAACAACAGCATCAGCTTGGATTAAAACTTCAATAGTATTATTAACTAAACTATATTGAATTAAATCATTTTGATATGTTTGCCGTAAAAAACTCAACAATATTTGCAAAGTTTCATCAAGCGAAGTGCCTATTGGAACTTCGTAAAATTCTGTAGGTGTTGCATTATTAGCAATAAAATCAACTTTCAATTCAAAATCACCTGTTGGATAATATAAAGGAAATGAATTTACAGTTATGGTATAACTATATCCAATTACATTAATAACCGGTTGTGCGCTAAAATCTATTATTATTTTTTTTGCCATTATCCTAAACCTAAAGTTCCTCCTAAACGTTTATTTGAGTTTAAAGTATTATTTAAAACTCCTATTAACTTTTGCCCTGCGATTTCAAAGACTACCGTTCCACCACCATCACCACGAGAACTAAATCCACTTGAAGTAAAACTACTGTTGTTTGCACCTGCGCCGCCACCGCCACCACCACTACGACCACCACTTGCAGCAAAAGAACCTATTGCTCCTCCTGCTGCTTTTAAAGCAACACCAACTGCAATAGCAGCAATACCCGCTGCAATTGATACTGGTCCACCCGATAAAATTGCCAAATCTAATTTACCTTTTAATACTGCTAATGTTCCATACTTAATTAATAAGTCACCCATGTCAGATAAGAAACCTGCAAAAGCTTGTATTAAACTTGTTCCTATTGCGGAAAGTACATCACCACCAGTTGCTATTGCGTTTCCTATTGCTTCGCCTAATTTGCTAAAAGTACTTCCTATTGTATTAACAATTAAATCATTTGCAGAGTTATTAAAATTAAGTAATGCTTCAGTCATTAAAATAGCACCTTCATCAATAATATCAGGTATTTGAACTAATGATGATTTTATTACGTTAGGTAATTCTTTTATCTTATTTCCAAAAGCATCAACTTGACCATTAAAAACTTTTGTTCCCAAAACATCAAATAAAGGAGCGGGAATAATATTATTTGATATTCCTGATACTTGTGGTGTGTTAAATGTTTTAACTGGTTTTTCAACTTCTTGTTTTAACCTAATACTTGCAGCTACATTTTCATTTATTCTTGAAGTCCATTTAGCTTGTGCCTCTGCATTTTTTGCTAATTCAATAGCATTTTCAGAAAGCTGACTATCTAAATCCTTTATTGCTTTTATATTTCTAATTGCAGCATTTATTACAAAATCTTGATTTTTACCAGTCGCAGCTAAAGCCGCAGCATTTTTAGAAGCAGAAGTTTGCTCTAATTTTGCTTTTTCAGACAATAATTGTAATTTTTTTTCTTCAAGTTTAAATTCCTCTTGTGATAATTTAACTAATTCTCCTGTATATGCTTGTGCTTTTGCTTTAGCTATTAACGCATCTGTAACACCTTTTACAGCAGTAGCTACATTACCGTTTAATATTTGTTCTTGTGTTAAATTTCCAAAGTAACCAGGATATTGTTTTTGTAATTCTTTAACAGCAATTAATCTGTCATTCATTGACAAATTAACATTTTTAGCTGTAGTAACTAAAGAATTCATTCCGGAAATTTCAGCAGCTGAATTTTTTACAGCTTCATCATTAGCCTTGCTTAATGCAGCACCAAACTCATCAAAGTTTCCTGTAATCTTATCAATAACATCGCCGACACTTAAACCACTTTGCGCTAAATATGTTAATCCTGTTGTAAGAAGTGAAACACCTAATAATATACCGCCAGGACCGGCAATAGAAGCACCTAAAGCTTTTAAAGCTCCTTTTGTGCTTCCTGTTTGGTTTTTAAGATCTGCAAACGATTCAGCAGTAGCAGTAATGTTGTTACCAATACCAATAATTCCAAATGGAGCATCTTGCGCTATTCTACTAAATTGCGTTAATGTATTACCCGCATTGGCAACCTTTGGAGTTGCTGATGCAAAACTTTGTCCTGTATCTTTTATAGTGTTTTTAAGACTATTTAAATTTGCCTTTGCATCTTTAATTTGTGCATTGATTTCAGTTGTATCTAAACCAACTTTTAACCTATCAAGTTTTATCTTTGACAGTTCTTTTATATCAAACTCAACTTCTTTGATTTTCTTTTCAAAGTCGGTAATGTCTGCTCCAATCTCAACTGATAATTTACCTCCTGCCATTATGCTTTTATTTTTTCTTGATATTTTCTAAATTCATTCATAAACCTTTCCTTCATCTCATCCGTTACACCTGACCTAACTTGCTTTTCATTATTCAAAGGTAAAAACGCTTCCTTACGTTTAACCATCTTTTTTGGATCTTGATGCGGTGCAATGTAACTCGTCCACATTAACTCCCTTAACTTTTGCCAATCATATAAGTCCTGCCTTTTATATGCAAAAAGTCGAATTTGAAACTCCGCCCACGTCATATCGTAAACCGCTTCCAAACTCGACATTCTTAATTCACCAATGGCAAAAGAAATTACATCCTCGCTCCAGTTTATTTTTTCGTTACTATTTTTTTTTTGCTTTTATCTTCCGGAACATCCTTTGTTAATGATTGAGTAAAGGCTTGAAAAAACGATGTAACTACTTCGCTATCCATTCCAACCTCATCAATCCACTCTGCCACATCAAAAGCATCAAAGTCCGGAAATTGATTTCTACGTTTAAATCCAAAAGCACAACTGTGAAACATAATTAAAGGAATCCATTTAAATGGATTCTCTGCTAATTTAGCATCAATCTCATTCATTGCTATTTTTTCAGTTTCAAGTAAGTTTCCTAAAAAACCTAAACCGAAATGAAATAAACGCTCTTTTCCACCAATAGTTAAGGTTATTTGTTTCATTAATCGTTAGGATCTGTTAATACTATTGCACCATCACCATCCAAAGTAAGTGAAAAAGTTGTAACCTCATCACCACTTCCGAAAGTAGCACTTAAATCAGTAATGTAAGCATCACCATAGTATTTAACAGAAGTAGCATCATCAACATTTGTATCAAGTTTCCAAGTTACTAACGTTTTGTTTTGTTGCAATAAAAACAAAGCATCATGTGAAGTTTTTGCATCATCGCCACCTACAGTAGTTGTATCGATATATTCACCCTCTGCATCTATTGAATAACTAAAAGTTCCTGGCGTTTTTTTAACTACACCCGGAAAGCATTTAGTTGTGCTTTCAATCATTGCTAATGTTGTGTTTAATCCATTTGAAGTAAGACACGCAACAGGTTTGTATGCCGGTGAATCCCAAATGTAAAGTATTCCTTTTTCGCCTCTTATTGACATAATATTTATTTTTTATAAATTAATGATTTCAAATTCAAAGATAATAATTTTATTTATATTTATTCTAAATAATTATAAAATTTATTCTAATGTTAAAATTACTCGAATAAAGCTACGATAAACCGTTTGTGTTGCTGTACTGCTGTCTAAATTACTTGGAAACTCATATCTACGATTCACAACTGTAAATCCATCAATAGTAACGTTTTCAATTAATGATAATATATTGTTTTCCATGTCATCGTTAACCAATCTACTTCCAACATTACCGGCACCATTATAAATTTTTACAATATCCAAAAGTGTGTATGAAATCCATTGATAATTGCATTTAGTAGCTTTGTCAATCTCTTTATCCTGTGTTGAAATAATAACGTATTCAGTTGGATTATCATTGCCTGTTACTTGCATATCGTAACAATCATAATCGCCTATTATGGCATCGTATAAAGCTTTCCTAACGTATTTATTTGGATTTACCATATTTCTCTAATACTTTTTTTAACTTCTCTAAATATTCAGTTCTACCTTGCAATAATGCAGGATATAAATAAGGTCTTGGTCTTAAATTAACTTGCTTTATTCCTTTGCCTTTAAACTTAATCGCCTGGTCCTTTAGTTCGTTTGGAACATCAACTAAACCACCTGTTCCAAATTCAACGAATGGAGCATAAGGAGCAATAACTCCTCCAGCTTCAACTTTCCAATTTAATGGAGTATCTTTTACCGCTTGTATAGATTGACCTAATTTACCAAAGTTTGCCGGAGCGTAATTTTTAGCATTCTTTTCAATATTACGAGCAACCAATTCAGTAACTCCTTCAATATCCTTTTCAGCTTCTTTGCCGTACTTTCGTATATTAGCCAAAACAGTATTTAAGCCTTTTATTTCCATTAGGTTCTTTGTGTGGCTTGTATTTGAATATCAATATTATCCAGGTCAATATTTAAAACGCTATCGATATTGTAAATAACACTATTATAAACAATGAAGTTATCTTTTATAGAAATATTTAAATTTGGATTATTACGAACGGTAAAAACTACCTGAACAAAATTATCGTTTTGTCCGTTCTCGTTTGTTCTTGAAGCATTGTTTGTAGTTACGTTTGCCCAAAGAGTATAATCTTGAGCTGTTGTTACGGTATTTCCACCGAATCCATCGGAAACAGTTGTAGTGATCCACATTTCAATAATCCTATCGTATTTTCGTGCAATCATTATAAAAATCGTCTGTTAACATCAATATTAGATAAGACAAAATCAGGAACGCTATTCATTGCGTTTTTAGTTTCGGAATTGTAAAACCAAAAGTTTATCAATTGCAAAGCACTATCAATTAACTCCGAAGGAATATCCTCAACAGAAGTATATCCAATTGTTAAAGTAACCATATTATTGACAGTTGGAACAATAGCGTAAAGAGGTCTGTAAATTATATCTAATTCGGTTTCGGTATTGTCAATAGGATAATCGTAAACTTTAACCTGTTGCACTAAAGCGCAATCTTTAAAATATACTTTATCACGTGTTTTGAATATATGATTTGTACGTTTCTCAATAAAAGAAAGTGCAGAGTTTATCATTCCGGTTATTTCATCATCGGTAACGGTTTGACCTTCATCGATTTTTAAATATAACTTCGCTTGTTCTAAAGAAATAACATCGGTATAATCAGTCATTATTTTTTGCTTTTAGTTTCTTTAACTTCTTTCACTTCCTCTATATAACCATCAGTAAGCATTCCTAAAGCTTGCTCTTTAGTCAACTCAATAGTTTCATTTACTTTATAGTTTTGTTTATTGGAATGAGTGTAAAATGGTTTTAATACTTTAAATGTCATGTGGAGTTTTATTTAATTAAAATAAAAAAAGCCACCACAATCAAGTAGTGGCTTTAGTTTAAAAAATCTTAATGATTATGCAGTAGCAGTGAAATCACCGTAAACAATTGCTAATGGTTGCTCAACAGCTAAAGCAACTTGAGCTTCAATACGAGCAGTGATGTTGTTGTTCACAAAGTTTGTTCCTTCTGTTTCAGAAAACTCTAAAGATAAACCTTCAGTAGTTACTTTGTTTACTCTTGTCCAATCACCAACATAGTATTTGTTAGCAGCTAACCAAGTAGCTTTAAATACTTGAACTCCTGCAACTCTTAAAACTCCAGCTTCGTAAGTAACGGCAGAAGCTAAATCCATTTGAGCAGTTTTCAATATAGAAAGGTAGTCAGTTGGTCTGATAACGATACCATTTACAGTATAGTTTGCATCTTCTAATTTACCAATCTCATTGATAAGCATTCCTGCTTTAGAACTTCCTGTTATGATTTCAGTTGAAGCTGTAGCAGCACCTGCTAATACTGTGTTGAATGCAGTATTTTCAGCTTTTAAGTAATCTCTTCTCAATAAATCAGGAATAGCTGAAGTAATGTAAGATAAGTTATTACGCATTTTTTTAGAGTAACGAGCAAAACCAGCAATAAAGTTTGTTGAAACATCAACAGCAGTAAAGTCATAATCTCTTTGGTTTTTAGCACTTCCTTCTGTTTGCGCTCCGATTGATCCTTCTCCAGCACCTTCTACTGTATAAGTATAAGTTCCACCATTGATATTAATGTTACCTGTTAAGTCAGCAACGTTTAACGTTTGTGATGGGAATCTAACTATGTCGAAGTTGTAATCTCTTGGCTCTTCTCCAGTAAAGTTAGCAGTAGTCATGTTTCCTACAGCTTTCAATCTGATTTTGTTGTTTTCACCAACAGTAGCAATTCTTTCAGCATTATCTTTAATTAAAGATTTGATGTTGTCAACATTTGCATTAGCTTCAGCTCTTGCTTTCTCTTGAAGTTTTACATCCAATTTGTCAGCGTGATCTTGTACAGCTTTCAAGTCAGCAGTAAATTTAGCTTCCAATTCTTCACGTACTGATTTAATATCAGCTTCGAAAGAAGATTTGATTGAAGCAGTTAATTTTGTTTCAAAAGCATCGATTGCGCTTTTTACTTCTGTAGCGGTTTTAGTTTCTAATCCGCTTTTAATGTTTGCCAATTCGGCCAATAATTTTTCGTCCATTTTTATTTAATTTTTAACGAGTTTGTAAATGATTTTAACGTGTCTAATATAAGCGGCTCATTTGTAAAAGTGTCAGGTTCTGACGGCTCATCTGTAAGTGCTTTTAATAATGTTTCGATTTGTTTTAACCTGGCATCAGAATAATCCAAATCATATGCTTTTGTTATCAATTCCATTAAACCATAATGCGATTTAATAGCTTTTATATTTTGAACTGTACTCAATTCATTCGCTGCCCAACTTGACAGGAATGAATATTCAGCAAGTTTATACTCTGTAATTTTGGCTTTCTCTTTTGCATCCCGGCTCATTACCTTATAACCAATACTTAACTCTGCATTTAGATTGCTATCATGCATAAGTTTAACATCCGTAAACATATCACGACCTAAATCCTTCTTCATATTGAATTGGGTTGTAGTTAACAAACCATAAGTATCTTTAGTATCAATTTCCAAAGGAACACCAATCATCATTGTAGGATTGTGATCCTTTAATACTCTAATACGTTTGAAGTTCTCTGCAACCGTTTTGTTAAACGATCCATAAGCGGAAATATCACCATCGCTATCTTTAACATTGTAAACGTTAGCATAAGCAGTAACAACTCCTTTGCTTTCGTCTAACTCTTTTAAGTCATATGCTAATTGTTTGAACTCTATTCTATCCATTAAAATTAGTGTTTATAGATACAAAGATATAAATTTTATTTAGACTTAATATAAATAGTATATATTTTTTTTAGAATGTAAAGAAAGTTTGTTTTAAGTCAAAATAGAATCGCATTGCTAAAGCATCCGAGTAATCGGGTGAATGGCCAATTAACTCCTTTACTTTTTCTTTTGGCAATATCCTCAACTTACCATCTTGGTCAATCTTATCCCTTTTAACCTGTTCTAACTCTTTGCTTATTATATCTTGTACATCGGCATTATTGCAATCGATAAATAGTTTGTTTGCCTGGATTAGTTCAGCAAGTTTATAATAGCATTGCGTTTTTAGGTTTTGATACTCGACATTATTGTTTTCTTCTTTTAATGCTTTGGAATTATTTACAAATCCTTTGCAACGTACAATATCTACAACACCACCACCAACACCATCCTCATCGGCAATAACGTTAGACAATGGAACACGATGTTTATTCATTAAAGATTTGATTGCTTCGGCAGTTTCGGTAATACTGGATTTGTCTAAAGTAAATATCTCAATAACCCTGAATCCACTCCAAACTAATATAACCATCTTATCGCTTCCGTATCGAGCAATATCGGCACTAATATACATATCACCGGCATCAACAAAGTCATTAGTAAATATGTTCTGAATCTTATCAAAATCGATAAGCCTTGCAGGATCATTGTCAAACTCCCAATTGCCATAATACAACCTTTGTTTACTATTCTCATCCAAAGCGAGTAAACTATCTAAATATGATAAAGGTAAGTTAGGATTGTCAGTTGGAAGCGATTGTATAAACTTTCTCGTTTCATTTATAGTTCCGGAAGCAGTTGGAATGTAAAACTTTGAATAGGTCCAGTTCTTTGCCGGGTTGCATGTTCCTAATATCTTCGGTGTTAAGTTATATTCGTTTAACTTATATCTTATCCTGGATGTAACTATTTGCCATGCTTTAAATGATATTTGATTGCACTCATCTATAAAGGCTCCGGTTATCTCTAACGAACCCAAACTATCAAAGTTTGGATCAGCGGGATATGAATATAAATCCTTTAATAATATTTCACTTCCATTGGTCCAGGTGATCACTCCTGTTTGACTATTGTAGTTATAGGAATTAGATAGTTTTAAATTAGATGTAAGTTCAAAGAAAGTATTTAAAGTAGTTTCTTTTAATGTCTTTAGCTTTGACCTTCCCATTAGCCAACGAGTACAAGGATAAGCTTGACATTGTTCGATAAGCCACAAAACACCGAGAGCGGATTTGCCACCACCGGCAGCACCACCGTATAATATTTCCTTTGTGATATTATCTTTAAGATAATAAACAGCGTGTTCTTGCTTAATTAATAGTTTCATTTGGTTTTATTCCACTACCTAAACTAATAATGTTTGTAGTGATTTCCCCGGAGTGTTCTGTTTGTATTCTGTCACTATATACTTTAGGTTTTAATTTAGAAAGTTCCCATTTCTTTGCATCTATTTTTAACCTTTGTAATTGAACCCATCCAGTATCTATTTTGCCAGTTATTG